GCTTCCTCGGGGTGTGCCTCCACCCATGCCTGCTCGTCTACGTAGGTTTTCCTTTCTGGAGTGCGCGGGTCATCTATGCGGTACTGACAGTCAGGATGGCCCGGGTCTGTAGATGTGTCCATGGTCTTCCCTCTCAATGTGTTATACTCTTTCTGCAAGAAGTCNTCTCTTCAGCAGCACTCTGGTAGTGCGTCAATCGGCCTGATACGCCACGTTACAGGAGTAGAGGTATGCTAGTGAGTCCAGTGCGCGATGAATTCATCGTGGCCCCCTCCTGGCCCCCCAGGCTTGCTCTCAGCGCAACGCTCTCGGCGAAATTTCCTGAGATACTCTCGTCCCATGCCACGAGAATTCTACTCTACAATCATACATTGTGCTGCGGTGAAAAGCAAGTCCTTGCTGCCCAAATAAGCGCCACTTGCCGCCCGAGCCGCTTCGATGAGCGCTGCACCTTCTTCGTAGCGCTGTTGTTCCGGGGACCGGCAAGGGGTAGACTTTTGAAAGGAAAATTACACATGACGTTAGAACAATTTCTCGAACTGGTACGATCAGGCGAGGTTCAGTTGAACCTCCACCCGCGAGGGATCAAACTCGTTGTCCAGGACGACAGCAAAAATGATGAGATCCTTGCCACCATGCGAGATCACCTCAAAGCAATCATTGAACTGCTCGCCATCAACGATACACGCATTTGCATGTCACCTGACGAGCATAGAGCAAACTGGCAGTATCAAGGTACGGATCAGGATGGGCAACTCTATACCTGTGAGGATTGCGCCGCTGTCCGGATTGCTGAGCGGCATGTCGACATGCCGCTGGATCCAACAAGAACCACCTATGTTGACTGCAAGGATATAGACTTACTGGAAGAAAGCTAACTAAGGCGCGGGTGGACCCGTCCCAGGCTTGAGCCGTAGACACAGTCAGGGGCCTGGTGCTCCACTCAACATCAGGCCCCTGACTGGCCGCGAAAAGAAAGGAAGCGGACCGACAGGTAAGAAGTAGTCTGCTAAGCCGCGCGGCCCCTGCTTCCCATTTTTAAGCGCACGTGGCTATCCGCCGCCGCCTGTATATCATCTACCGTTGCCAGCGCAAATTCACGACCGTTGATCTCAAAATGGAAATGCGCCGGTTGGCGTGAGCTCCCTCCAGCATACCCGGCACTGGTGGTTGCAGGAACCACGCTCTCACCCGCGTGCACCATCGCAAGCCCGGTCTGTACGATATACCCGCCCGATGCCAACATGGGAATGGTTGGTATGCCCAGGCCGCCCCAGTCGAACGCCGGTGTATGGATTGGCCCGATCCCAACGCTGGGGATGTGAATTTGGATGCCATTAATGGCTCCGATGAAACTATTTATGGCCCCGATGATGCTGTTAATCGCGCCCTTGATAGCCCCGACGATCCCATCCCATATGCCCTGGATCCTGGATCCCAACCCCGAAAATGCACCACCAACAGCATCGATAATACCATGGATGAACGAGCCGAATTGTGAGAACGCAGCGCCTGCAAGCGAGAAGGCCAATCGCCAGGCGAAGAGCCACAACTGGATGCGGTCGCCCAGTCCTGAGAAGAAGCCGCCGATGGCCGAAGTCACCACGTGTGCTACCCCACCAAGCCAACTGAAGCGCTCCCCGATCCAGCCTGAGACTGTGGCCCAGAGGTTGCCCAACCAGGTCGTGATAGCCCCCCAATTCTTGATCACCAGGATAATCCCGGCCACGACCAGGGCAGCAGCGGCGCCCACGGCCAGGAACGGCCAGATTAACGCCAATGTGGCAATGGCAGCGACTCCTGCTGCCACAGCCCAGGCAACGAACGCCCCGACCATTACCCCTGCGACCGCAATGCCCACGATCTTCAAGGCCGTCATCGCTGCTTCATTTTTCTGGAAAAACTCCACGACGTTTTGCCCGATCTTGACGAGTTGCAGAAACCCCGGAATGAGCGTGCCCGTGATCAGCGTCGTGAAGTTCTTCAAGAGCGGCATGCCGTTCGCAATAAACCAGTTCCCAAATTGCGTCAGCAAGGGCATCACGGCAGTTCCAATCTTGATTTTCAGATCTTCGAAGGTATTCTTCATGATGCCCAGCATGCCACCGAAGGTCTTACCCGCAGCCGTCGCACTCCCGCCAAACTCTGTGCTCAACTCTTTTAGAATGACCTTTTGCGCCCCGATGACGTCGTGGTGTGCCATCATCGTCTTGATCTGTTCTTTTTCGGATGAGCTGAAGGTGACACCAATACGCTGCAAGGCCGTCATGCCAGTGAGTGGATCACCGAGCGCCTTCCCTACCTGGATAGCGCTTGATTTGAGATCCTGGCCCATCGCTTGCGACACATCAAGAATGGCGTTTGTGGCCTGGGGGAAAACACCCTTGCCGATGTTGGTGAAGGTCAACAATAAGTTTTCTCCACCTTGGACCGTGTCGTGGCTGAAATCGGTCGTTTGAGAAAGCGCGTCAGCCAGGTCATTCAACGAGCTCGCGGTCATGCCTGACACATCTTTGGTGGATTTGAGCACTTGAACCGTCTGTGCCGCCACGAACTGATGGGCTTCGGTGACTTTGATCACATCGCCAATCTGGTCTTTCAGAAAATCGACCGCTTTGCCGGCAAGCTCAAACGCGGCAAAACCTGCGGCAGCGGCCCCAACACTTCCGAGTAGCCTCTTGAAGCCACCTTGCGCCTCTGTGGCGCCCTCACCTGTCTTTTTCAGGCTTTTGCCTGACTGCTCAGCGGTCTGTGACACAGAGGACAATTCAGACTTGACCGATTTGACTTTGCCCGTCAGGTCGCCGACATCAGCCTTATACTTGACGAGTAAGTCGCCCAGAACTGTACTCATGATTTGCCCTCCAACTGCGCGGTATAGTCCTCCACCAGCAGGTGGTACGCCACGTCCAGCCCGATCTCGTCTACCGCTGTCTTATTCTTCAGATAGAACTCGTGGCTCTGCTCGCAGGCCTGCACATTCTCCCGGTAGCATGTGATGTACTGCTCTACGAACAGTTCACAGAACGCTGGGAAATCGTTCGTGAGTTGCCGCTCTCGCGAGGTATAGAAATCTTTGAGCGTGAGGCAGGAGGACCGAGCAGCTATCTCGATCTGCTCAGCATCGGTCACCATCCTGGGATAATTGCGCAATGCGGCCAGGCATCCCATAGCAAGCCCGTTGGCTTGTGCTTTGATGCGATCCTGCGGCAGGGTATACACATAGCTGGTTTGCTTGTTCTTGTTCATGGCTCCCTCCCTCGTTCACCAATAAAAAAGGGTGCTTTCAGACCTCATGAAGAGGTCTGAAAGCACCCGGACATAGAATTTTTACTTGACTTGACGGTGCCTTATTGGTTTGCCGGCTCAGCTCGCCGGCGCTCTCTTAATCAACGGTTGTTGATTTTCTCAACTCGTAGGCCACCTTCGTGATAGGTGTCTCATGCCCCCGGAAAATCAAGGTGAGGTCAAAGTACCCACCCGTCTTTGCCACCAGCTCGCCGACTTCCCTGTCGAGCCGGGCCAGCCATTGGGCGCTTAGATGCTTAGGGACAAACGCCTGCGTTGCGCGCGGCGTGCCTGTGCTGAGTTTCTGATGCAGGCCCTCACTCATGCTCTACTCCCTCAGCGGCGCTTGCTCTCGATGAGCCGTGCCAACGCCGCATTCACACCAGCCATGAGTGGACTGGGCGTGCTTTCCTGCATCTCCCGGATCTCGCGCAGGTCACTCTCGACTTCCAGGCGCGTGTTCATCAACTTGAGCTGGAGGTTGATATCCGCTTCGGCTTCTTTCTCCTCGAAGTACGACGGCGCACTAGCTGAGCTGTAAACGTTATAGCCCTGAAGCTGATTTGCTCTGGCGCGGGCGTTCGCCCGTTCAACGTTTGCAGAGGCGCTCTGGATAATCTTCGCGTGCTTCATGATTGCGGCAGAGGATTCCTTGATGCTTGCGTGATCGCTCGCATTCAAGTAGCCGCTTTTCTGACCAAAGCCGCCACCGGCGGACATCATGGTGTAGTCCGAACTGCCTTGCTCGGCCAGATAGGATGACGCATCTAACGCGATGCCCGCTGCAACATAGGCACGCAGGGCAGCCAACACTTGTGACGCCACTTGCGTTTCAAAGTCGCCCGCCGGGTCAGAGCCCTGGGTGAAGCAATCAGTGATGGCTTGCTTGAGCGCCGTCGTTAGGTCATTCCAATCGGCGTAGTTCCAATCGTCAACTTGCTGATCCTGGTATCTACTGTCAAAATCTTTTGCCCGCATGAGCATGGAAGCACCTCCTGTACTTTTCACTAATGAGGCTTGCGCTAAATCATTTGCGGGAAATACCACGGCACTTCCCTCTTGGACCGCAACCTCGATCAGGTTTCGAATCGAGCGGCCCTCAAATTTTTCATAATTGGACTGTATGGTCTTATAGCCCATGCTCAACTTTTTGACGGTGCCCATCTTGAATGAGCTATACAGCTCCCGGCCGCTCTGGATGTCCAGGTTCAGCTGCGTTTTGATGTACAGCCCTTGCCTATCCTCATCGGCATCATAGATCCCGCCTGGGGGCAACGTGTCCCAGTTGTGCGACCAAAGGAACGGCCAAAGGAAGTCGAGCCCCTGCGCAGACTTCCTAGCATATGAGTCTGCCAGCGTTTTCCTGAATGCGCCCGGCATGGTACGATCATCCTGGCCGTCGATGTTGCCCACGCGATTGAGGTACCCTTCCACGATGCCCTGCGCGTCATTCGTGGCGCGCATGCTGTCAGGGGAAATGTCTTTATATTCAACGGCTCTTGCTATTTTTGGTGTGCGCATAAAAAATCCTCCTGGACGTGTTCGCATAGTTTTTCAACCATGTCCTCAAACAAACATTCCAGAAGGGTTTGGTAGCGCCTTCATCGCAGGGGGTAGGCAGTGGGCCAGCGCCCCAGTGTTCTTGGGGGTAGGTAGGGAGTATTCAGTTGTGTCTTGCTGCACGTGTAGTTTCCAGCGACGTGCAGCGCACCACCCATCTAAAGGAAGATCCAGGCCTACGATCTTCAGGAACAGAACGAAGATGAGTTCTATGGCGCCTGCCTCTATTATATTACATCCCGCGGCTTTTCGCGAGAACTCTGGCTCGCAGCTCCTGCCGCAGCATTTCCTGGATGCCTGGCAGGTCCGGGTGTGGCTCAAACACTCTGCTAGGCCATACGATAGCCATCATGTTTTCGACGCCCACATCCAGTTCGCGCACCTTCTCAAACAGATACATAGTCCTGACCAGGTCGTTGTCCATCATGCGAGCAATCCGCTCGCGAAGTTGTTGTTCCTGTTGTGGGTTCATACACTTCCTCCTTGCGTTCCCCGCGCAATCAGTTGCTCAATCTTTGCCAGGTCCGTCTCAACAAATAAATTCTTGCCTTGCTGAAACAGGACCCCGTAGTCCCATATATCCTCGATGCTGGCCACACGGCTCAAGCTGACCTTCTCTGCCTCGAAGCCGCTACCCCAATGGCTATGATGGCGCCATTCCACCCAGGAGTCGACCAGGTGGAGTGACTCGCCCCTCACGTTCTGGATGACGTACTTCTTTTCCAGATACGGCATCAATGCTTGCAGCGTTGCCATATGCCTGCTTTCACTCCTTTTTTTAGGTGTTGCATTTATGTTGCATTTGTGTCGAATTGGCCCGCCTGACTGCCCCACTTTCGCCTTTTTTATAGTGTCGGATTGGTGTCGGATTCAACCGTTGCCTCGACGACTGACCCGGCAGCGTTCTTCAGTTCTGCCTCTAAGGCGGCAATGCGCAGTTTCAAGGCGTCCAGTTCCGTGTGATCTGCTGAATGCTTCAGCAGCAACGCCACATAGCGAAAGACATCATCAGGATCTTGATATCTGTCATCGGGATATGCACCGTGCCGGAGCTTCTCCTTGATAATTTCTACGGCATATTCCATACAGGTGTTGAGCTGCTCGCGCATGGCTTCCCGGCGATCTTGCCGCACCTCTTCCAGGCGGGCTATGACCGCTGGCAATTTGAGATAGCGCCTGGCGGTGCGTTCGGAGATATCCATCGCCTCTGCGGCGTCAACAATATAGTTCTTGGTGAAATACCATTGGACAAACTCCTCTTGTTTTGGCGTGATTTGCCCGCTTTTGCCCGCTTTTTCAGGCGATTTCACCGGTTTAAGGTGTCGAATTTTTGCCGAATTGTGCTCACTAGCACCTTTTTGAGATGTAGCATGTTGTGACATTTTGGCTCAAAACCTCCTCATATCGCCAGCAGGAGCGTATGCTCCTGGGTATAAGAAATAGCGCCCTGGTAGCATTCATCCTCTCGCCGGCCACGTTTGCGCTTCTGTGCCTGCTTGTCCGCCTTGCGATAATCGGTCCAGTCCGGCCAATCCCACAAGAAATAACCGGGCTGCTTGAGAAAGACGGCATACTCATCGCCTCGACCCAGGACAACCAGGCGGGCTACATCCTTGCCATAGGTATCAATCACGAGCTGGCGCAAATAGAGCGCTTCGGTTTCAGTCATGTTTGTCCTTCCCTTCCTTATATTATAAGGAGTATACTACCGCTCATGCGGGCATCCTGTCATGCTCATGCGATCCAGCGCGCCAGGCGTTCGCACATCGCGCAGCGGTACGCCTGATTGCCCGCGTGATACCAGTATTGCCGGTGCAGCCCTGGCGCTGGACACGTCGAGATATCCGACCATCTCAGCAGCACTTTCAAGCCCGATTGATGCCGGCGTACGGCCCGCTGCACACCGCGCGTGTAGCCAGGCGACGGCCACACCTCGCGTTCTGAGATGAGGATGAGCCGGCGCAGGCGCAACTGGTGCAAGAGTTCATCGAGCGTCATAC